CCGAAGGTCTCGGCATGGAAGATCTTACCTACCTCGCTTACGAGGCATGCAAGGCATTGAAAATCACCGTGCCGGCCGTGTTTGACGACTACCTGCGTCGGATCGTGACGCTTGAGGTTGTGGGAAGTGACGACCGCCCTACGCGCGAGGAACCCGGCGCCGCCAGCTAGCCGAGATCCTCGTACACCTTGGCTGGTGGCCACCGAACATCGACTTTGACGTACTCGACCTGACTACTGTGGTCGATGTAATCAACGAACGAAACAGGAAAGCGAAACGTGGCCGTTAGCAGCAGCATTGAAGTGAATGGCGTCGCTGATGCCATCAAGGTGCTGAACCGCGTCAACCCTGAGCTGAAGAAGCAAGTCGTCAAAAACATGAAAGCGGCCGCGCAGCCGGTTGAAGAATCAGCGAGGCGCCTCGTTCCCGCTGTACGGCCACTATCGGGCTGGGTGGGCTGGAAGGGCGGCTTTGATCCGAAAGCCGTCAGGCGCGGCATCAAGGTCGCTTTCAGGGGATCCAAGGTGCGCGGTGCGCGCGACCCCAACAACATCCCGCTGCTGACGCTGCGCCAGAAAAACGCGGCCGGCGCGATCTATGACATGGCCGGCCGACGCTCCAGCGGCACGACGGACGCTGGACGCCAGTTCATCAGCGTGTTGAACCAGCGTGGTGGCCCGGCGTCGCGCACCATGTGGCCCGGCGCGGAGGACGCCATGCCGGTCGTTGTACGGCAAGTCGAGGCCGCCATAGATGACATGATGGTGGTACTGAACGAGGAGCTGCGCTAATGGCCATCAACGTCCCCATTGTTTCCGAGTTCGCGCCCGACGGCGTGAAGAAAGCAATGCAGGAATTCAAGCGCCTAGAAACGACCAGCCAAAAGGTCGGCTTTGCAATGAAAAAGGCGTTTGTGCCGGCCACCGCTGCTGTCGCTGGCCTAGCTGCAGCCGCGACCGTCGCCACGAAGGCCGCGATTGACGACCAGAAACAACAAGACGAACTAGCACGCCAGCTTGAGGTAACGACCGGCGCCACCGCCGCACAGGTCGCCGCTGTTGAGGACTACATCGCCAAAACCGAAACCGCAGCAGCGGTGTCCGACACCGAACTACGCCCAGCGTTCGCCAATCTTGTGCGCGCCACCGGCAGCGTCACCGAAGCACAAGAACTGATGACGCTCGCGCTAGACGTGGCTGCTGGCACCGGGCGCGACCTTGAATCAGTTACCGAGGCGCTGCAGGAAGCGATCCAAGGCGAAGTCGGCCCACTCAAAGAACTAGACCGCTCACTTACCGACATGATCGCGTCAGGCGCTGACGCCGACGAAGTCATGGGCCAACTCGCCGAAACATTTGGCGGCGCAGCAGCACGCAACACCGAAACCGTTGCCGGCCGTTTTGAGCTGATGCAGATACAGATTCAGAACGCGCAGGAATCCATTGGGCTGGCGTTGCTGCCCATTCTTGAGAAACTGCTGCCCATCCTTGAGGACGTGGCCACGTTCGTCGCGGAGAACACCGACCTGTTTATTGCTATCGGCGCAGCCATTGCCACCGTCGCCGGCATAGTCATCGCCTACAACACGGCGCTGAAGCTGTACGCAGTTGCTCAAGGCATCGCCACAGCCGCCACAGCCGTGTTCAACGCGGTGCTGGCCGCCAACCCCATCGTGCTGATCGTGCTAGCCATCGCCGGCCTTGTCGCCACGCTTATCGTGCTTGAAAAGAAGTTCGGCGTCATCACCAAAATCATTGAGGCAGTCAAGATCGCGTTCGACGCGGTCAGCGACGCCGTGACGTGGCTGGCCGGCAAGTTTGTCGATTTCATCAACACGTTGATTGACGTGGCGAACAAGATCCCGTTCGTGTCGATCGGCAAGCTGACCAACGTGTTTGAAGAACAAGCCAAGATCGTTGAGGATGAAGTCACGCCGGCCATTGAGGGGTACGTTGACGCCGAACTGGAGGTGGCCGAAGCCATCGCAAAGGCCGCCTACCAGCAGCAGCTCGCCAACCTGGACTACGAAGAAGCCGAACGGCTAATGGACGAGCTGCACCCGACGCTTGATGACGTGACCGCTGCGATCGGCCGCACCAACGACGCGATGGCACGCCACCACGAAGCACAGCAGTTCATCAGCGACATGAACACCGACCTGATTGACGAGTTCACGTTCCTGTTCGGCATCTTTGACAACGACGAGGCCGTCGACAACTTCAGCGACGCCATCCTTGACGCGGCCGAAGCCGTCAAAGAATACGGCGAAGGCAGCCGCGAAGCCGAAGAAGCCAGCCGAGACATTTACCGCGAACTCGGCAAAGTCATCGACCAGCTCGACAACATCCCAGCCACCAAACAGCTAGAACTGATCGCGCTACTTGACCAAGGCGAATACGACGCGGTGCTGGCACAGCTCGAGGTGTTGAACGCCATCGCGAACACCGCGCTTACCACGTTGACGGCAGCCGAGGTTGCGGCTGCAGCTGGCATGGTGATGCCTCGCACAGGCTTTGAATCGCTAGCCAGCCCGGTCAGCAGCATTGACATCGGCGCAGGATCCAGCAGCACATTCGGTCAAACACCGATGGGATCCCCCATGAATGTTGTCGTCAACATGCCGGCCGGCAGCGACGGCGACGAGGTTGTTAGAGCGCTTGAACGTCAGGCACGTCGGCGAGGCAACTTGCCGATTCCTGTGACTAATAGCGTGCGATCATGAGCGTCACGCTTGACTGGACAGTAGAGATTGGCGGTGTTGACACATCGACGGACTTTACGGATCGTTGCCAAGGTTTCAACATTTCGCAACGGTTGCAGTTGTCACGGATCACATCACATCGCGCGATTATTACCCTTGACAATCAAGACGGAGCGTTGACACCTGGCGCCGGTGGCACATACGACTCGGTGGACTGGTTTGCCCAAGCTGTGTTTATCAGCTGCAGCGTCAATGGCACAGACACCGCGGAAACGTTCCACGGCATCGTTGATGACTTTGACTTCTTCGATGACGGCACGAGATCCACGGTGACTATCACAGCTGTCGACTGGCTCACCATCGGATCTCGCGCACTATCACAGTCCGATGTGACGATTGTGTCTAGTAACTCGTGGCCGAGCACAGTCAACAACATATTTATCATATTTATTATGGGCAACACAGGCCCAACACCCGACTATTACGTCCTACCCAAACTAGACCGAACATACGGCGAAGTACGCGCAGGTGCCATAGGAAGCGACATTGGCGGCTTCCCATTCCTGTCACTCGGCACAGTTGACATACGCTTCGACTGGAAAACAGGCGACAGCCTTGGCGACATCCTCACGAACAACGTGCAACCCGGCGTGCCGTCTGTCATATGGCCTACATTCATCGAGTCCGACACATACCGCGGCACAGACGTAGCGTTCTACCGCTGGTGTGTCGTGGGCGACCTGCTATCGCGCACCGACTCCAACGCCAACACCTACACATTCGTCGCGCAATCACCATCAGCCGGCGAATTACTTATTGGCGACATTGACCGTGGTTACAACATCGACGAACTAGTCAACCAAACAGAACTCGAAACCATCTGGTCATCACACACCGCCAGCGCAACCGACACCACATCAACCACGACCTATGGCATCCGTTCGTACCGCGCGAACAGCAGCTACATGGAAGCAGACGCCGACCTAGACAAAATGGCGTCCACCATCGTCAACCGGTTTGCGGAACCACGTTTCACACCACGCCGGCTCACCTTTACAAACGCCCACCTGGCAAGCCTGCCGGCCGGCAGCAGTACGCAAGTTGCCAAACTTCTAGATGCTAATCAAGGGCTATGGCAGGCATGTACGACCGAGTACACACCGACAGGCACAACCACAACTGTCACAGACAGCTCCGTAATCTCAGGCCGTACAATCAGGGTGACACCTGGCAGCACCGGCGTCGTGATTGACCTGTTACCGAGCGCCGACTACCAAACATTCGTGTTGGACTCGGCGGTGCTAGGGGTACTCGACGAGAACCGGCTGGGCTAGGCTGGCATCGTGGCTAATCCGTTCCCATTTTCCAGCGGTGACGTACTCACTGCCGCGGACCTGAACAGCATTGGTGCCACGGAGACATCGTGGACACCTAATTTCCTGACTGGTGTTACCGTCGGCAACGGCACCGTTGACGGTTGGTATCAGCGGGTGAACAACCTCGTGGTTGCGCAAGGGGTGTTCGTGTTGGGGAGTACGTCTGCGATCACCAGTGATATCCGTGTCGATGTTCCGGTAGCGGGCGAAACGTACGACCTATCGGTAGGCACTACGGTGCAGTTTTGGGATGCTTCGACGGGCACTGTTTATTTGGGCATAGGTCGCGCTTATGGCAGCACGCAAGTTCGTTTGCGATATGCGCAGCAGAGCGTAGCGGCGGCACAAGCACTTTTCGCTAATTCCGTGTCTAGCACGGTGCCGTTCACATTCACGACCAGTGACCGTATCCATTGGACTATGACCTACAGGGCGGCATGATGACCTACGACCTAACCTCTGACTTTGACCCTGACGAGGTGCCTGCGGAGTGGTGGCAGGAACGTATGCGCCTGCACCGTGACGCGCTACTAGGCGCGTCCGATTGGACACAAGCAGCGGACGACCCAACCGGCAACGCAGCAGCGTGGGCGACCTATCGGCAGCAGCTGCGCGACGCCCCCGCAACATGGACGCCAGGCCCGACATGGGACGCACCCGACCCGCCGGCATGATTGTCATGGTTATCATCCTCGCTGCGATCGCGGTGGGGGCAATCGTTTCAATAGTGGAGAACTGACATGAACCTCACCAACCCACCGAAAGCCCTGATCGCAATGGTCGCCATGATCGTCATTGCCGTGTTGATGGTCGCCGACTCAATAGCGAACGAGGCCGGCACCGGCATGCTCGGCACCATCGTCGGTTACGCCGTCGGCAACGGCATCGCCGCCAAAGGCGGCAAGCCTGTCGAGCCGATCATCGGGAAAAAGTCGTGAAGTACACCAACTGGCACGACGGCCGCACACCAGCTGCACCGTTCAACACCTGCAGCCCGAACCTGCTGCAGATCCGCGACTACATGGCTGACCAGTACGGCATGTGGTATCTCGGCTGCTACACCCGGCGCAAGATCCGCGGCGGCACCCGCTGGTCATCGCACGCGTTCGGCGCCGGCCTCGACCTGTCATACCG